ACTTTAGATGCCCTGTTGCTTACGCTAAACAACGATAGTGATGCCAATCTTCAATTTAGTGCGGAGTTATAAAAATGGAAATTACATCAGCGCAATACATACAAGATGAAGGTGTTAATTCGGGTATTAAAATTAACAACAGCCAAACTGTTGACCCTGACGGAAATGGTAATAGCGTGTATATAATTACTGTACCCCTAGACCCAGCAAACACAGACTACGCAGAAATCATGAGTCAGGTAGAAGCTGGCACGTTGACCATTGCGGATGCTGATTAGCTATGATTGAAATCCTGACATTAGCCGCAACAGTTACAAAAGTTGCAGGTGCCATATCATCGGGCATCAAAGCCGGTCGGGATATTACTAGCCTTATGCCAGCAATCGGCAAGCTCGGTGAATTAGACGCGCAAATACAAATTGCTGATAGCGGCAAGCACAAGGGCATCATCGGCAAGCTAACGTCTAGCGAGCAAGAAGCCTATGCAATCAGCAGCGCAAAAATGGCACACAAAAAGGCGATGGATGAATTGCGCTCAAACATGCAATTATTTGGCGACTATGGCGCGTGGGATAACTTTCAAAGTGAACTTGCAAGGCAACGCAAACGCCGCGCTGAGATGATAAAAATACAGTTAGAAAAAAGACGCAAACTTGAAATGATGATATTTTGCGTTGTTGGTGTTATAATATTCACATTAGGCATTGTAGTTATTTACAAGTGGGCAATCCATCTCAGGGGCTTTTAAATGGATAACAAAACACCAATAGATTTAACAGCCGCAAGCACAACCGGCGCGGTATGGATGGGGATGTTGCCAGAAATGCTTACAGTAATTGCCACCGGCCTCACAATAATTTGGTTTGCGATCCGAATTTATGAAACTAAAACTGTGCAAAAATTGCTGAACCTGTCAGACGAGATTTAGTTTGTATTCAGCAACCAAAATGGGCGCAATCGGTGAGCATATTGCCGCAAGCGTCATTCTGGGCTTTGATGGCTGGTCAGTCGGGCATGTGCCGCAAGATGGCTTTGACCTTATAGCATTTGATGATATTGGCGCATTACGCATACAGGTTAAGTCTGGCGGGTTGCGAGTTAATGAAAGTTACAGAAGCCCTAGTTATCATTTTAACAACGGCTCTGGCGGCAAGAAGCGTTTAAGGGTTAATGAGTATGATATCCTGTGTCATTGTGCGACTGATGTCAGGCGGTGCGTCTTTTATGCCTCGAACACGGTCAACAAGGTTTCGCAACGCTATCCGCAAAGCTATTTTGACAACATTAACAAAGAACAAGACACTTGGCTTAGAGCAGTGGAAATATTTAGAGAAGGTTTTTGCTAATGGATTGGTCAAAATATCCCAACTTTACAGAAGATGAGTTCCGGTGCAGCCACACCGGCAAATGCGAAATAGAGCCTGCTTTTATGGATAAAATGCAGTCATTACGCACAAAATACGGCAAGCCGATGACAATCACATCTGGGTACCGGCATGAAACGCACCCGATTGAGGCAAAAAAAGAACGCGCTGGAATGCACACCAAAGGCATCGCCGCTGATGTTGCCTGCAATGGTCAGGAAGCATACCACATTATGAAGCTGGCATTTGACTTAGGCTTTACCGGCATTGGTGTTGCACAAAAAGGTCACAGCCGCTTCATCCATTTAGACATATTCACAAAGCCGCCACGCGCCAATATTTGGAGCTATTAAGATGTTACAAGCCTTATTGCCATTGTTACAGCCAGCCATTGACAAGGCTCTTGATATGATACCAGACCCGAAAGCGAAAGAAAAAGCGCGGCAGGAAATGGTAAAAGAAGTTGTTAAGGCTGAAGGCACGTTTCGTGATTTTGTTGTTCAGTATGAGGGCGCGGCAAAGGATGTGCATGTAAGCATTCAAATATTGCGCGGCACAGTCAGGCCAGTGCTTACCTACTTTTTAGCAGGTGCGTTTATTTACGGGTTTTTAAGCCGCAATGTGTCTGATGATGCGATGGAAATGCTGTGGCAGCTTAATCTGCTATCGCTGGGCTTTTGGTATGGTGAACGTGCGTTGAAAAATTTGGGTCTTGATATGGGCAAAAAGAAATAACTATTCTGAACGCCAAATGCGATAACCTTCTGGCACTTTTCTGACAGTACAGTTTAAGCCACGATAGCGAAACGCAAAACGCATGTTGTCTTTTTGCTTTGCATCATCGACAAGAAAACTTTCGCCAACTTTCATATCAGCAACGAAATCATTTTTCCCTTTTTTGCTTTTGGCAGGGATGGGGATGTTTTTATCTATTTTCATTGTTTTGCCTTTTGCTAATGCCCCAACGCTCATCAAAGCATTTTGTGTGAAGGTTTTCGCCGTTGCCATCGCAAACCCAGTCGAAGCCGTTCACATCGAATGATTTCTTACACCATATGCAGGTTTCATACCTTGCCATAAGGCGAGTAATTTTCTTTTTCTTTTTCTTGAACATATTGCCTTTGTGCCGCTTTCAGCAGTTCAACGCTTAGATTAGTCATATCGACGCTGTTAATTTTCACATGAAAGTGCCTGTCGTCAATGGCAATAGAAATACCATCACCATCAACGCACAGGGCAATTTGATTAAGCTCAGAAAGGAATACTGTCATCTTCTAAGCCTACAGGCTGTGGGGCCGCCGCAGGTGCAGGGGCAGTCTCAGCCGGTTTAACATATGGGTCACTTGCCGCAATGCTTAGATATTTAACGCCGCTTGCCGCAACTTTAATCCACGCAGAAATATCTTTATCGACGCCATTCACGTTTATCGTGCCGCGATAATCGGGATGTGTTTCTTGCGCTTTGCGGTCATTCTTAAAAAGAGTGCCGCGATTTGTATTGTCATATTCAGCCATTATTTTTCCTTTCGTGGCTTTAGAGAAAATCATCAGCGTCGGGCAACGATGGAGGGGCGCTGCCCGACGCCTTACTGCCGGAGCGATGGGGAGAAAGACCACTCTCAACAGCAGTTCCGTTTCCGTCATTGTCAGGCTCACAGATGCCAAACATCGTAATAAGCTGAATACGCCGGAAATAAGTTATTTGTTTTGCAACTTCCTGATGGTTTTTTTCATGCAATTCGGGAAGTTTGATAAATGACCGCATCACTTCTTTTTCATGCTCTATTTCTGTGACCAGATTTCCATCAGAAAAATATTGCGCGAAGTAAACATTGAAATCAGAGGCACCTTTAAGCGCGTTTAAAATGTCTTCAAGCTCATAATAAGAAGAGTTAAAGAAAGGATTATGCCCATCTTTTCTGACGCTTGTTGCGGCTCTGAATGCCGCTAATTGCTGTTTTAAAGTTGCCATAAATCTTTTGCCTCTTTTCTCAGTTCGTCATCAATTTTCCAGATATAAATATGTGACCATTCTGGGTCTACAATGCTTGCCAGTTTTTTAGCGTCTGGCGATAAGCGTATCAGGTTTTGTTTCATGAGCAGTTTTTGCCGGAACTCTTCAAGCGACCGGTCAAGATTAGCCTGTTGCAATGATTTGCAGTTGAACGGCGTGAATATCTTTGCCTCATGTTCTGCGGTATAGCAGATAGAGGGCGTCAGGCCCATTGCATACTGATACAAGGCCGCTTGCATAACGTGTGCGTGTTCTGGCTCAGATGCGGGGATGCGACCCTTTCCCCAGCCCTGACTGCCATCTTTCAGCTTGCGGGTTTTAACAGGGCATTTTGTTTTGATTTCAGCAAAGATGCCATCGCCTACCAAATCCACAAAGCCAATGACCGGCAGCGCAATATCAGGCAATTCGACGCTAAATTTGTGTTCTTCTTCACAGTTTGTAAACCCAGATTGATGAAGTATTTCAACGAGATTTGTTGACATTGGGGCTATGACTTCACGAAATCTTTCGCGTTTCACAAGGTCTTCACAAGCCGGATGCTCATCAAAGTAAATAATAGCCGCTTTAATAGCATCATCAATATCAACGCCGTGGGCAATGTTTTCTTGAACCGCCGTGTGAACCGCAGTGCCGATAGCACCAGCCTCACCGATAACGTCTTTTCGCCGGTCTTCTGCAGACCGGTGCACATAGTTAAAGATAAACCGCGCCAAATGCGATGACCCGCTTGAATAGCTGAAGTGCCTAACGCCGATTTTCTCTAAATTATCTAACAATCTTTTATCGCTCATGCACTATTTATTGCACAGACCCTTCTTTTTGTCTTTACAATAATATTACCGTTGTGGTAATGCTTAATCATCAACACCTTTTTATGGAGAAAACGATGTCAAAATTAACTTTCAAATTTATTGAAGCAGAAGACCCAACTCTTGAAGATGACACTTACGAGTGCGTAGAGTTTCCACAGTTTCACATTCAAGATTGTCTTTATGGAATTTTAAGTGATAACGATTTTAGCGTCGTTGAAAAGTTACAAAATGGTGCTTTCCGTTTTAAAGATGGCTTTACTTCATTAGGCAAAGCAAAAGCATATATTCAAGAAAGGGTTTCTTAATTATGAAATTACAGCAATATTTAGCGCGGAACAGCATCAGTTACACGCAGTTCGCGCACACTATGGGGGTAGAACCGCCAACAGCTTTTCGGTGGGCTACTGGACTTAGGACGCCATCTTTGCGTATCGTTGTTGAAATCGAAGATTACACAAAAGGCGAAGTTACCGTCAGGGATTGGCTTCAAGATGAATAATCGTAAATTTTCTGCATTATTTGTAAGGGCTGACAGTGCTTATAAAGACAGGCATCAATTTGATTGCTGGGATGCTGAAAGGGATGCAACAAAGTTTAAAGGTGATATGCCGGTTGTTTGTCATCCGCCCTGCAGGGCGTGGGGTAAATTAAAGCATATGGCAACCAATGTAAGGGAAGGCGAAAAAGAGCTTGCCTTGTTATCTATAGATATCGTCAGGAAAAACGGCGGCATAATTGAGCATCCAGAAGGGTCTGATTTATTTAAAAAGTATTTGCCAAATCCAAACAGCTTACCAGATGAATTTAATGGATTTACGATTTTAATTGACCAATATGATTTCGGTCATGTGGCGCACAAACCAACAAAGTTATATTTCTGCGGTTTAACAATGCAACAATTACCCACGATGCCGCCTAAAGATGAAACCCTGCATTATTGCTCAAAGGGGCTTTTGCGTTCTATCTCAGGTAAAGTTGATGGAACTACCAGATGCACACAATATCAAAGAGAATACACGCCAGATGCCTTAATTGATTACTTTCAAAAAGTTTTAACGATAATTGCTGAAAACAAAAGGCGGGAAAATGCCAAATCGAAATAAAGAAAAAGGCACACGTTTTGAAAACCAGTGCGTCGATATTGCAAAAAAACACGGGTTTGAAGCCAGTCGCGTTCCTTTATCTGGGGCGGCTGGCGGTGCCTTTTCTAACGATATACATATTAAAATAGGGCGTGAACGCTGGGAGCTTGAATGCAAGAAGAGGGCGACCGGCTTTGCTTTTCTTTATGACAATTTAGAGGGCGCAGATGCGCTTATTGTGGCGGCTGACAGAAAGAAACCGCTGGCTGTGATAGATTATGATGATTTCCTTAACCTGTTAGCAGGGAAGCTCTGATGCCTATTTATGAAACTGATGCTGATAAGACAAAAGAAGAAATTATTGCGGCAATATTTTGCAAGCGGTTTAAGTATAACTGCATTCCTGCACCGGCAATGGCGCGTTGGGATTTTTGCATCACTAAGCCGACATTATTTAAAGGCACTTGGCTAAATGTTGTTCAGGGCATTGCAGAGGTTAAAGTTCGTTCCTGCAAGGTCGGTGCCTATCCGACTATGATGATTGACGCCGATAAGATTAGTTATCTGCGTAATCATACGTCTGACAAGGTAAAGGGTTTGCTGATTGTGGCGTGGGTTGATGCTATCGGGTGGATTGATATAGCCGAAAAGAGCTTTTTAAGCACTGGCGGCAGATTTGACCGGCAAGACCCGAACGATCACAAAATGGTTTTGCATTACCCGATTGAGAAATTTAATCTGATTGTTGATAAACGCGGAAAGAAAGCAGAATAATGAAAAGAAAAGAAATATTAGAAACGGCTTGCGATTACGTCACGCGCGACAGGGCAGCTGACCACGGCAACTTAGAAGATAACTTTAACCTGATAGCCGAATATTGGTCATTGCACCTTAACTGTGATGTTACGCCTGATGATGTCGGAGTGATGATGGCTTTGCTAAAAATAGCAAGAACAAAGGGTAACCCGTCACATATGGATAATTATGTTGATTGCGCCGGTTATATGGCTTGCGCCGCTGAGATAGCAGAAAGGCTTTATCATGACTGATGAGATTGGAAGCATTGCGTGCCATTTTTGCAAAGGCAAGGGGCGGCTGAGAGAGCGTGATATTTACGGGGAATATAACTGGGAAATCTGCGGTTGCGTTGATGATTATGACAACGGCGATAATTATGACCCTGTTGATGAGCTTATAGATAACACGGGGGCAATCTGCTGATGTTTGAATATCTTATTTTGTATTGCTTGGTTACTGGGCTGGGTGACAGCACTCAAGCTCGATGCCACGTTATTGAGGCAGGCAATTACGTTAATAAGCCTCTTTGCATGAGGGCAGCACGATTGCGGGAAAACAACCTGCGATGGTTACATTATGAGAAATTCGGGTTTGAAAACGCACCTGCCTTTGTTGCAGACCATATTTGTCAGGAGCATCCAATATGAGCATTAAAGCGGTTTCGTGGGCCTTAGAGCAGAAACTAAGCGACCCAGTGGGCAAACTAATCCTGATTGCTATCGCTGACCGATATAATGATGAATATGGCTATGCTTGGCCTTCAGTTACTTGGCTGGCTATTGTTGGTGATTGTTCAGAGCGCACAGTCAGGCGGAAATTACGCCAATTTGAGGAAGCGGAAATCATTGCCACCACAAAGAGGCATAATGAGACATCATGCTATTATTTGCCCCAGCTTTATAAGAACTGGGGGGACACAGCTATGTCAGGGGGGGACACTGTGTCAGGGGGGGACACAGCTATGTCCGGTCAAACGCCATCTGGGGGGACACAGCTATGTCCGCCAAACAATACCTTATTAAACAATACCTATAAGAAGGCGGCTTCTAAAATTGTAAAGCTGACAGATTGGCAACCTGATGAGGATGATAAGAAATATGCCGGTGAGTTGAACATTGATTGGCAGGAAGTGCTTACAGATATCCGCTTGTGGGATGAGAAAAACGGAAACAAGGCCAAATATGCGTCTTGTCGTGCTTTCTGGCAGACTTGGTGCAGAAAAGAGGCGAAGGCACCACAGCGACGCTTAAACAGCCAGCAATCAGGAAATAAAGGCTGGCAAGACATGAGCAAGTCAGTATCCAATGGCAAAAAGCAATTTACGCATGATGAATGGGCTGACTTAAAACCGGCAATGCAAGATTTCTACAAAAAGAACCGGCCTGATGCTGACCCTGCTTACAGAGAAAGGTTCAACAGATGATTTTAGAAGGTGATGGCTCAATGCAGCGTCTTATTGATAATGACCAATGCCCTAAGTGCAGAACGGTTATGAGCCGCAAAGCCATAGGCAAAACGCTAAGCGATGACCAGAAGGACGTTTATCAATGTCATATCTGCAAGCTAATTATAGAGGGATATAAAAAGGATAATTAAGTGTTGACTATTGCTTCCAGTTCGGTAATGTAAGTTATCAACTTTATGGAGAAAAAAATGGAATATACAGCAAAAATTGGCGATCTAGTTTGGTTTAAAGGGGTGGATGCTATATATGCCGCAGTGGTCACAAATGTTTACGTTCAAAAATGGACATCTACAGTCGATGGTGTTTTTTCTAAGCATGAGGCAAATCATGTAGCTGTGCATTACTGCACCGGTCGCCGTTGGTATGATAAGGTTTTGGATGGGCAAGGTTATTCTGGCCCTGCAAATGACTTTGATGGTCGTTTCTTAGGAAGGCCGGTTTTATGTGGCTCATCAGTCACCCCATTACCTCACAGCGAATGTGTACAAATTTCCAATCATGCTGATTTAGATGATTGGCTATCAGAGAAAACGGCATAATGGTGTCGTCACTCACAACAATTCGGGTTGGGCTTGTCAGAGACAGGGTGCAAACCCTTGCTGATAGGCTCGGCCTGAGTTTTTCAGTCGGTCGAACTGAGTTTGATAACTGGGTCGTTAGAGCGTGGGCAGATGATTGCCAGCTTGCTTTCCAGATTGGTGAAAAGGGCGGCGTAAAGTTTGCCTCAGTTCAAACACCATTATCATCAGTGCGTATTTACAAAACAACAAAGGCTGATATGTGTCGCGTCTATGACTTTTTCTACAATGTTGAGCGCGACCGCAGATTATTAGGCCAAAAGGAGAAAAGCTAATGCGTTATTTAATCGTGTTTGCAGTTATCGCGTCAGGTTGCACTTACAATCCAGTTGTTGACCTGCGCGTGTCTGAAGACAAGGCACAGCTATATCAGCGTGATTTGTCGGAGTGTCGCCAGCTTATTGAGCAGAACCCTAGTGGTATTTATCCGTTCAATGGCGTGGTGATGAATAAAATGCTGGACAAATGTTTGTCCGGTCGCGGTCACAGTGTTCTGTCAGTAGGGGGTTGATATGTCTGAGCGTATTGCAGAAATGATTACGTTTTGTTTTGTGCTGGCTGTTTTTGCTGGCTTCTTCAAGATGTTTGAAGGCCAACCGACTTGGTGGCACCTGATGGCTTATTTCGGTAACTGAGGAGATGAAGATGACTAAATTTCATATTAAGTTTGAATGCAATAAAGAAGTATTAACAGACTTGATTGCTATTGGGCTAACAAAAGATGCGGTTGTTATTGAGATGAAACGCGCAGAAAGCGTACCAGTTAAGCAATACAGCTTTGATGAGTTAAAGCCAAAGGTCAGGGAAACCCAGACCATTGCGGCAACGCCTGTAGTAAAAAGAAAAGTTAAGCCTTACACACAGCAAACAACTTGCTGGGCGGTTTACAAAACCATTGAGAAACATTTCAATCCGCAAAAAGTGTTTACATGTAAACAAGTGCTGGCGATATGTCAGTGTGACAAGCCTAATGTAACTTATGGAAGTGTTTCCGGTCATCTTACTCGAATGAGCAAAATGGGGCTTGTGAGGTTGGTTCAATCAAAACATGAAATTGCAAATCATTATGTTGTCGCAAAGCTAGTTAGCAAGGAAGACTTCATGAAATTACTTAGGCAAACTCAGCCCAGAAAAGTAACTGAATAATTATTATAATAGTTATTATAACATTATAAGCGGGGGCTGGTCATTGACTGGCCCTTTGCTTTAACATACCTTGAGCGTATGGATACTGTGCCTTTCTTTGAAAATACTGTCGAATGCGCGCACTGTGGCGAAGAAACCTTTGCCGTGGTCGTTGCGTATTCTGGCACGATTAACTGCGGTAAATGTGATGAGATTGTTTTTGATGCGCGTAACACATCTGGCACTGTGGTCATCTTAGAGCTTGAAGAAGAGATGATGCACTAATGGCAATTCAATTATTAGCAAGCAGATTTATCGGAGCAAAAGCGCTCACAAAATCATTAAGCTCATCTGGCATTGACAGTAAGGCACTGGCTAAGTCTGTCGGCGGCTCTATGAACATAAACGTCACAAGCAATATATCAGCGGTGACTAAAGCATTAGATGCGTTTGGCAAGAACCAACTGCCGTTCGCTATGTCACAAGCGTTGAATGATGCAGCCTTTGCAGTGCGTAAAGATACAATAGAGCGCGTCTGGCCTAAGTCTGTAACAGTTCGCAATCCAGCTTTCTTAAAGGCAATGTTGATGCCTATCAAAGGCGATAACCGCGCAAGCAAGCGCAAACTTAGAGCGATAGTGCAGAACTATCCAACAGGCTCAAGGCACAGAGATTATCTGCAACGCTTGGCAACTGGTGGCATCAAGACAGCACAGGGCAGGTCATTGGCAATACCGGCAGAAGATATGCCGATGCGAGCAAGGGGCGGCGTTACTGCTCGCAACAGACCACGCAATGCATTGGATAGGCCGAAAGCATTTAGACAAGTGGTTGGCGGTCAGGAAATGATACTGGAACGGCGCACCAAGAAGCGTTACCCATTGAAGCGTTTGTATCTGCTTGAACAGCAACCGGCAAAGATTAACCAACAGTTCGACTTCTATCAAGAAGCAAGCAGAACAGGGCAGAAAGAGTTCACTCGCAACTTCAAAAAAAGGTTTGAAAATGCCAAGCGAACAGCACGCCGAACATAAGCGGGTCCTTCTGACAGTGGGCTTTCACGGGTAACGCGCGAC